CCAGAGGGCTCTAAATTAAATTATAATTCAGAGGCCTGCTCTTGCAGCGAATGGGTTGCTATGACCAGTATATCCCATTTCGTAGCAAGTAACGCCATTGTCAAGCGTGCGGCTGGAAACTACCCAGTTACCATATGCCTCGACTTGAGACTTAATGTCGCTGATTGTAGCTCGCAGATTTGCAACACCGAATCGGCTAAATGCCTGCTTGGGTGTAAGATCATTACCTCGGGCGAGGTGATTAATTACTCGTTGCTTCTTTGTGTAAGTTTTAGTTGTCTTCATATGACAAAACTCCATTAATTGTGGCTCTTCAAAATTTAGGGATATGTTGCGTGCCACTACACAACACACCCTTGTAGTCCCATATTGTAACATAATATCATCATATGTCAAGACTTAATTTGTATATTTAAAAGCGGATGGAGAGAATCGAACTCTCGTCGCAAGGTTGGAAACCTTGGGTAATGCCATTATACGACATCCGCATATGATTCGGGAGGGATTCGAACCCTCGACCATTCGATTAAAAGTCGAATGCTCTACCAACTGAGCTACCGAATCGAAGTGTTCCTACGAAGCGTCCTTCGAAGGAACAAACCAACCGAAGTTGGGCACTGGAGCTGGATACGACATAGGCGAGGCTCCGTGAGAAACTGCCTAGAAGTTACTATAATATAATCCTATAATCTAATATTGAATATAATTCACCACATTTCAAATGCTCCATTGTTGACTCCTTTGGTTATGTGTATATTATACAACAGAACACCGATCTGTCAACCAGTGTTTTGAGAAATTTGATTGTTTGTGGGGTTCTATACTACGTTTGTAGAATCAATGTCTCACATACGTTGTTCAGCTAGTTCAAAAAACAGCTTCTTGCATATGTAGTAAGAATCAACAACGTCAGAAACGGGATTGCCGACTTTCTTGGCCTTAGGCATGATTGAATACATGATTTGTTTATTGGTGTCTTTAACAAAACTCTCATACATTTTGTCTTTGGTGGCATTACCTTTGGTGGTGGCAAACTTCTTTATTGCCTGCGGAGCATACACTGTTAAAGGAATACACAATTCATAAAGTTTGTACTTTAGAATACCGGTATTTTCGGCAATATTGAATACTTTGCCCTTTGATCCGTAGGAATAACCTTCTAAAGCAACATCTCCACACCCTATTACCAATTCTTTGGCCCAGTCTGCAATAGAACAATATCGTTCTGCGTCTTCGTTCCAGTCCTGTAATCGTTCGCCATGTATCTTATCCAAATACGTCCGGGCCCGAGTGGGTTTGTCCGTTAGAAAATAGAATGTGAGATTGTCCCAACACCATGTTTCCCCATTTAGGATACAAATGGCAGGACTCCTTAAACTATAATCTATACCTGCAATAATCATAATAACTATCCTTCAACATACAGTTTTTTCCAAGATGCGAACCAAAACCCGGATCCAACCACAAACCATACAGATGATATTATGTAATTTTCCGTATTGAGACTTAAAAATGATTGAACCAACATCATACCCGAACATACCAACGCTAATTTCAATTTATTATTCACTGGAATCATCCCCGCAGTTGGAATGATCAGTAATGATAGAGTCCAACCAATCATATATGAGATCAACTCTAGCAAACGAATTTTCTGCAACATAATCATCATGTATAGTAAGCGTACATGTTACTCCCACAATATATGTATCTGACCCAAACACGGCCAATGCGGGCCCACCCGAATCGCCGAACCAGATACTTGCTTTATATGGCAATGTTTTAAAGTATTCTTCCTCCCCGACCAATATACCATAATACCAAAACATGTCCTCTTTACTGTGTTTCTTCCATCCCCGAGAATAACCTACTACACTTAACGGATCCCCCTTTGTTAGAAAGTTATGTGGTGAAATTCGTATTGGCTCGATACCAATTACGTCTGTTTCTAATATAAGTAATGCACAATCATTGTACAGACTATATGCCTTGTTCTTTGGATAATGGGTCACTTCTTCAACATGATATATTTGTCCATCTAAAAATTCAAAGTATAGGTTTTCGATGTCGTAAACTACACAATGTCCGGCTGTAATAACAACATTGGGTGAAACCAATGTTCCGGTACATACTGGTATTGTATTTTTGAGAAGACAACCAACCGACGGCCATGGATCGTTTTCTGGTTGGGTGTTTATGAATCCATCAACGATTGTCTCATTGGGTATAATTATGGGTTCACTGTAACTTACGATTGAATGTGTGGTGTTACAAGCCCCTAACATAGCAAGCAGGATTATATACCTGAACATTGCATTATCCTCCCTTATTATGTAGGGGTCAACCAAACAAAATGGCAAGTTTGATCAAAAAAGAAACAACCGCTCTTAAGAACGGTTATTTCGGGGAGGGAAGGATAATAAATTTATGTACTTCTATGTAGTCAAGTCAACAATCTCACATGAAACTCCGGCACATGCATATGTTTGTGTACCAGTTGTGTTGTCTTCACACTCATAACTACTGAGTTCTGACCAGTCAACATCGGTGGGCATCTTCTTTAACAGTTCTTGATGCTCTTTCTTGGTGCAGTCCTGATATGGTGCTTGTCGATAAATATGATCACTGTGGGGCAAGAACGACACACCACTCACCTCATCGAAATGTTTGTAAACCCATGCACCTACGTCCATCCATTCGTGTTCCTTGACAGATATGGTCACAGATGGTTTATGTTCACACCAATGTTGTTGATATATCAACCAATGTTCCAATTGTTCGATAGCAGTCATGTCGTTTCTAAAGATGGAGTTTGATGGTGATTTTGTCGGAAATGAAAAAACCATAGTGTGATCTGGTTTGGTTACATCTGGTTCGCAGGGAAATTCCTTGGCCTGCATAAACCTACAGAGAGGATCCTTAATATCCGCACGGACTGTACGAATGTAATACTCTGCATGTCGGGCATGAATTCCCGAAGAAGCGTCAACTAACTGACTTACTGTACCGGATGGTTTAACACAAGTAATTGCAGCAGACTCATTGATCTTGAACTTCTTTGCCCACACCTTATTGGTGTCTATCGCAACTTGTCGAAGTTGTTGCAATATGTCAACCAGAACCTTTTGCCCTTTATTCCCATTAGTTAAGTTGTTATCCATAATGCCCGTCAATGATACACCAAGGAGTCTTTCTTCTTCGCAATTCTTCTTCCACTCACTAGATAAGTATCGGAAATCGGTAAGGGTACATTGCCACGTTCCAAGAATCGTAGCAAGTCGAACTTTATCTTTGAGTGTTTCTAGTGTATCATTTTTACGGATAACCACTTCCGATAGATTACAAAACTCTCTATCACGTAAAATAATTTCACTACAAGGATTTACACCAAAATCATAATCTGGGTCACGCCGGTCACCTAGTTTCTCGACTGTTTTCTTAGCAGCCTCACGATTAAAGATTCCACGTTCCCCTGACTTAGACTTGTAGAGAGACACCCATTCATCCATGAATGTTCCAATCTCTGGTTTGCATTTATATGCAACTGAGTTATTTGCCAAAGATCGTTGACCGTGTTCATACCACCACTGCCCTGTTTTTGCATTTCTCATCCGTTCGTCTGTCAACGATGACAAAGAAATTAAAGCACTTCGTCGGACTCCGCCAACTACGACAATTTCTGCAATTTTACAGATGATGTCATGGCATTCTAACGAATTGAGTTTGCGGCCCGATGCGGTTTGATACGCATTTACTGTGAAGTTAAACAAATCTTCCAACGGACCAGGCCCCGAGGCACGACCACCAAATGTTTTGAGTCGTTCGCCCGCTGGACGAATTTTTGTCAAATCCCATTGGGGTATTTGACCACCGATAAGCAATGATGTTAATTCCTTGTATGCCTTGGCCCATCCCATTTTACTATCTTGAACAACAATAGTTGTGTCAGATCGTTCAAACTCTTCAGCAATTGTTGGGAGTTTATCGAGGAATCCTCGTTCTACACTAAATCCCATTCCTGTTCCACACATTAAAATATAAACTATCTCATCAAACGACCGTACTCGGCCGGCAGTACAATATGCACAATTGTATCCAGCAACATTATCTCGCTTTAGTGCTTCCCCCGCAGTCATTAAAGAACGCATGGAAGGCATTACTGATAAACTATTGACAGCTTCTTCAAGTTCTTTTCGTTCGTTACGAGTTACTTTGTAGTTGTATGCGTTTTTGAGATGTTCTTCAAAAAAGTCAAAGTATCGTTTTACTGTGTCGGGCAATGTTTCCCGCCTAGATTCTTCTTCTAACCAACGGGAATAACGACTAAGATGTATGAAAATTTGATAGGGGGTTGATAGACTCATTTCACTCTCCTCATGATTATTGTTTCACCCATTATGTAGTACTAAAATTCGCCGCCGTCAATTTGATCTAGTATGATACCACCATATGTCAATGATGTAGGATCTGTATCATGAACTATACCACCAAGCTTGGGAACTAACAACTTTAATTTGCCACTTTCGAAGAAAAGGCCGCCGGCTTCGTTAGCTAAATCGATTTCTACTTCATCGGATAAAACTCTAAGACCATCACCGGCATTAACCTGTAATCCAACGACAAAATCACTGGACCTTGCAGTAAAACCAGAGTTAATGACGCTGGGAGAAGTTCTAGAGTGAAAATGATTAATTGAGATTTTACCGTCACTAAAGGTTATGCCTACACCATCAACATCTGCTTCAGAATGCGGGATGGAAATATCAACTTTGCCCCGAGCAGATTTTGTGACAGTGACCCCAGATCCTGTAAAATTGAGATGTCGGGCATCCTTGAGGACCGATTTATTCTCGGACAGAACCCCCGTTAGGTTACCCCCACCTCCCTGCATGGTGATTTTACCACCCGATTTAGAGAGTTGTTCTAGAAACTTCTTATCCATGGAGAGTGTACCATCTTCGTTAAACCGAAGTGGATAAGTCGCTGAGGCTACGCCTACATCCCCCGTGGCGCCTCTCATTCCCGTTGTTCCAGATGGGCCGGGTGTCCCCATCGGGCCCGGCATACCATCTTGGCCGTCTTTACCATCACGACCCGGCAATCCATCAGGTCCAATTAAACCCGTAGGGCCTTGTAACCCTATTGGACCCGGATCACCAGCAAGGCCATCCTGTCCGTCCTTGCCATCGATTCCATCTTTACCGGGCAAACCATCAATACCATCTTGTCCGGGTTCACCGGGTTGACCGTCTTGTCCGGGTTGGCCTTGGGATCCATCATGACCCGGTAGGCCATCTTGTCCATCAATGCCGTCTGTACCATCAGTACCGTCTTGTCCGGGTTCACCGATTTGTCCATCCGGGCCTGTTATTCCTTGTGGTCCCTGAACCCCGATTGGCCCCTGTTCACCGATAAGACCTTGGGTTCCGTCTATCCCATCTTTACCATCTTGACCCGGCAGACCATCAGACCCAGCATACCCCTGTTCTCCCTGAACACCCGGAGGGCCAGGCAATGGAACATATTCCTTTAACAGTTCAACACCCTCTTGATGTTCAACTGTATGTTTTGGTTGTATACTAAAAAACGAATTAATGTATTCCTGTGTGCCCGAAACACAAACCTCTACTCCAAATTCATCTATCAAAACAATTGATTCTGATCCAGTTCCACATGTGATTTTCTTTTGAATGTTGGTTGGTATGCTGGAAACCAAAAACACAGATTCCGCATCATAACCACCAAGTTCACGCAACAGAACAAACCTGTCGGCGTCGTTGGTGTCATCGGAGAATAGGTTTGCATCTCCATCGAATCTCTTGAATCGATCAACCATTAACAATATCTTCCCATGATTTCAGAGATTTTGTTTCTTCTTCGTTTAGGATTGGAAATACTAAACCATGTCCTCGCATCACCCGATGGCCAATACCAGAACCCGGAACTTCAACACCCTCAAAGGTGAAAGGAACATTCATCTTCTTAACGTGTTGGCTGTATCCTTGTGCAATTTTACCCAACGATGTACTTGTACCTATTTTAAACGTGTTTCCATTTGGTTCAACAATTTGTATCAATCCCTTGTGTCCAATTACTGCACCATCCTGTTGAAACTTCTTACATAGAGTTGCAATCAGATCATTAAAATCTTCAGATGACATGTCTTCTCGTTTTGGTACAAAATAGGATCGTTCAATTACATCTTTGAGTTTATCTTTGGGACATGATTCATATGGGACATCCTCTAATTCACACTCCTGCCAATGACCCACCAATTGATACGGTCCTAACTTCTTGGCATTTAATTCGCCTCTGAGTTGGCGATTTCTTTTGATGTTCTCTTTTTTTGTTTTGTTACCACGATATGCTGTGATTATAGCAAAATCTTCCTCGGATTCATACTTTCGTAAGAGTCGAGAAAGACCTGCCTCGGAGATGAGATTGTTATTTTCTGAACCGGGGCCCCAGTCGTCAAAACATGAGGGTCCGGTGTGATAATCTGTAAATCGCAACATTGTAATTACTCCAGAATGATATTACTATTATTTAGGTTGTTTGGTTAATTGAACCCACGAAACTGGAAACAATGGTTGCAGAATCTCACCAATCTTCTCTGCATATTCTCGGATCTCCCATTGTGCGTGGTCATCAATACGTTGTTTGTAGAATCGGGCATATGCTGCAAGAGAACCTGTCCAGTACCACTCGGTATACATCCCTTGTGGCAGAACAAACCTCGCTTGCTCTGGTGCAACTCCACGATCCAGAAG